CTGTTCCATCACGGTGAATACAAGTACTTCAGGAGGAAGAAATGAGCAGGGCTGAAACCACCGCCATGCTGTCCAAGCTGGTGGAGAAGAGGTTGAGGAATCAGACCGCTTTTTGGGCGAGTGAGGTCAATTTCGACCGTAACACGCCCGACGAAAGGCGCGTGGACTACGTGGGCTTCAAGCCCTGGAACATCAACGGTGAGCCGGTGCCCGCAAGCGTCGAGAAAGGCTGCTTCGGATTCTACGAGGTGAAGTCATGCATGGCTGACTTCACGAGCGGCAACGGCCTGACTTTCTACGGCGACCAGAACTATCTGGTCTGCACGAAGGAACTGTGCGACGAGATCGTATGGCAGAAGATGGTGCCGGAGCGCGTGAACGCGATCCTTACCCCCGATTCGACCGGCTCGAAACTGATTCTCGGCCACGTGCAGTCATACAACGACCTGTCATACCGGAGGCGTCCGGCAAGCGAAATCCTGTGGGCAATGGTCAAGGCGAACGGAAAGAGGACGAATTGAGCATCCTGCTTGACGAGGCCAACGTTTACGAGCGTGGCATGGATGATGATTTGACTTTTCAGACGGTTCGTGAGCTTGCCGGTACAGCGTACATGGCCGGACGTTCCGCTCCACCAACCGACGCCGAGGTGGAGGCCGTGGCGAAACGGCTCTGCTGGAACAGCTGCAAGAAGTGGGATGGCATCGAAAGCGACTATGTGGCGAAGGACGAAGACGATGCATGGGATTACGCCGGTGAAATCTGCGGATATCAGGAAGACTACATCGCGCGGGCGAAAGAAGTGCTCGAAGTGGCACGTAAGGCGGTGACGGAATGAAGGCTGTTTTGATTGTTTTCACCATTGTCTTCGGTTCGCTTTCTTTCGTGTCGTTTGCGTCGATCGTCGCGTTGTTCATCGCCGACTGGATGGCAAAACACTTCTAGACCACATTCAAACCCGTCGAAATCGACGGGATAAGACAATCAAGGAGACGAAATGATAGGAAACAGGAATATTCGACGGGGACTAATTGCCGTGCTTATGGCCGTATCGATGGTTTTCCCACTGGCCGGATGTGGTAATGAAGCGGATGCTGACGATGTTGAAGGCGGTAGTGACTGCATTGATGTGCGAGGCGACTTCACGGCCGATGAGTGCAGAATCAAGTTGCACGACGGCAGAACCGTGACATGCATCAACTTCGACACCTACAAGGGGGGGCGGTCTTTCCTGCGATTGGAACAATGCTAGCGGCAAGGACGGGGAAACGAAATAATGAAAAAGAACAAAAATAAGAAGGATACCCAGAATCTCATGCGGCTTGCGGAGGGAATTGAAAACGCTTTCGAGAATGAGATGCACTATGCGCTCGACGGCATATTCCTTGAAGCATCCACAGCCATTGACAAGGAGCGCATCAGAGAGAACTGGGGTAGATTGCATTCATGCTGCAACCTCGCAATCACAGTCAGTGACGCTTTTGCGAGTTTTGTCATCAAGAATAATCAGTGTCTGACGGATGATGCGGAAGAAGAGGAATAATGGAACATGAACTAATCCCGGTATACACGAAGTTCAACGGTAACGGCGTGCGTGTGCAGAATGATTCTAAACTCATCGACTATCTGGATGATGGGTGGAAAATCATCAACGTCACGGCAGCGAACCCACTGGCATTGGACAACAATGAGGCCGTCGTGTTGTACGTGATCGAGAGGACTACTGCATCATTGGAGCAAACGGAATGAATGAGCCTACCGCCGACGAGATCATGAAAATGTTCGCGGTTGACATAGCAGTTCTTCGTCGTGGTAGGCGCAAGCCGTCTGAGAAGCCGCCAGTCGGAAAGAAGAAGGCGAAAGCGTCGAAAAAGCCGGTCAAGCTTACTGCGGAACAGCTCGCACGGAAACGTGAGCACACGCGACAGTGGCGGATGGCCCACCGTGAGCAAGTCTTGGAATGCAACCGCCGATACAAGCTTGCGCATCGTCCGACATTCCACCATTTCAGCCGTGAGGAACAGGCGGCCTACGAACGCAACTACTACCTGCTTCAACCCGAGAAGAGAAAACGGAAGCGGGAGACTGTTTGAGACGTTAATCCAATACCGGTTGCAAGGTTTGGTGCAACCGGTATACTAGACATGTTCCGGCATTAATCGCACGCCTTCGGGCACCGGTGCGGAATCAACATACCATGATTTTGGAAGGCGTGCGATTGGCTGACTGCAAACTGTTGCGTTGCGGGCGTGAACGAGACGATACCAGGCAACTCTGCCCTGAATGTGAACAGCGGCTCCTAGCCGACTTGGAATGGTTCACGAAGAACATCGGCTACTTGGAAACCGACAAGATGAACCGCATCAACAAGAACCATGACGCTAACGGTGGCGGGGGAGGATACTCTGATAATCCGCCATTGCGAGAGCAAGTGTTCGACCTGTTGTATGAGGGTGACGAACACATGGATAGCGTGTGGGGCACACTATCCGCGTTCGCTAAATGCTTAGGCGTCGAATACCTGAATCACGATCCGTTGAACGTGTTGGCGCAGCGGATAGCCGTCAAGAAAAACAAGCAAGGCGAACCCGCGTGCCTATGCTCAACGGCAACACCCGTGTACGCGCTTGAAATCCGCATCGCACGCGACAAGTGCCAGCGCCTGTTGAATCAAGGCCATACTGTCAGCTTGGGCAATTGCCCCAACACCGACTGCAACATGCCACTATCGGCTGACGAGACGGCAAAACAAGTCAAATGCCGTGGATGCAGGAACGTTTGGAACATCAACTTTTTGAGGACACTCATGCAAGACAAGATCAAACACAGCACTTACACGGGGACTGCTTCGGACATTAGAAGCAAACTCCAACAGGCTGGATACCTCGTATCCGCGAACACGTTGAAATCATGGGCGCACAGGGGCAAGCTCACCCCGGTACGCAAGGAAGGGCGGCATCCCATCTACCGTATCGCGGACGTGTACATGCTGATGCAGCAAACCAATCCAGTGGACGATATTTGGGGACTCGTCGGAAAGGATGCAAAGTGAAAATCGACCTATCGAATCCGCCATACGCCGTCAAGCTTAAAGAACTCGGATTCGCATACTCGTATACCGACTGTGAGAAAGGCGTCATCGTCTACACTCATGCCAGCCCCAGACTGGTCGGCTCTCCGTGGATTGACTGTTGGGATGACATGGAATGCATCATCGACTTCGAAGATGAGAACTGCATGAAACCATTTTCATTCACGTTCAAAAACCTGTACAACGGCATCAGCAAGACGGTTCAGGCAAGCAACATCAGCCTAGTGGAAGAAATCATCCAATGACCGCCACCATCAGCATCACCGACAAGGGCAAGACCATCACCTATCACGCGCATCACATGCGCGACGTGATCGAACCCGTCAAAAAATCAGGCATGTTCGGGGAACAATTCGACGTGAAGAAGAAACTCCACACGATCACCTTCTACACGGAGGAATAATGGTGCATATCGACTGTTCGCTAATCCTAGTGTTGCTGACAGATATTCTCGCCCTATTGAAAATCGGGGGACAATTCCCCTACTCGTGGCTGTGGGTGTTCGCACCCGTCTGGATTCCCTTCGGCATCATCCTAATCATGATGGTCATCATGCTTCTCGCATGGCTGATCGGCATCATCGGCGTACTCATTTCGGAAAGGTTCAACTAAAATGCAATTCAGCGGCATCAGAGAAAACATCGGCTACACTCGCCCAAACGATGCGGGAGCAGACCTCAGAAGCAACGAGGACACGATAGTCTGCGCCAACAGCCAGGCACTCGTGCACACGGGCGTGTACATGCAGATACCAGCCGGATACGTCGGCATGATCTGCCCACGCTCAGGCTTGGCCCTCAAACACAACATCACCGTGATGAACGCGCCTGGTGTAATCGACCCCAACTATCGCGGGGAAGTATGCGTAATCCTCCGAAACATGGGCGAACAGGCGTTCGAGATTCATAAGGGAGACAGGATAGCGCAAATCGTGTTCGCGCAATGTGCGCCACACATGCCCTTAGACCACGTTGAAACCCTTGAAAAAAATACGGAACGCGGCACGAAAGGATTCGGTAGCAGTGGCATCAACTGAAACCACAGGAGCTAATCTCAAAGCCGACAACGTGGGAAAACCCATCACCATCCTAGACCCGATCAGCCAGACGATAGTGGTCGAAGGCAGACTGGAACAATTCACATCCAGACCAAACTACGTGCCCACCGTCACATACAGGCGCGTCAACAGTTATGGCGAAGACACGCCACCCGAACCAACACACGGCAAACGTATCGTCCGCATCGACACGCAAATCCGCCTGACCACAAGAGACACGATCAACGTCACCATCCACGGTGACACGCCAATCATAATCGAGGACGCATGAAAATCTATCTTGTAATCGCATACATGACTCCAGATGGGCACGTACCGTACAGAGGTGAAGAGCTGACTCTCATTGGCTCTTACAAGACGCGCGACCAAGCGGAATCACGCGCACACGACGTAGAACGCGAACACCGGTGTGCAGTCGTAGACATTTTTGAAACCATACTCGATTCGCATTGCAAAACCTACCTTGGAGGATACGAGGAATGAGCAAGCAGACCATCACCGCTGATCACCTCAACGCCACGCATTTGGGTAAGCGCGTCAGCATCCTAGACAATGGGGAAGTGGTCATGTCCGGCACGCTCAAAAAGTTTGAAACACGGTTGGGAAACCAGCCGGTATTCACATCCGACGTTTGCTTCACATCCTCAACCGGTTTCACACCAGTATTGCGGTACGAGACGCGCGCGTGCATCGTCCTTCAATTGTCGAACCAGTTCAACGACGATATCGCCGCAACCGTGAATGGCGACAAGGAACTGAGAATCGAAGAGGAAGGATGAAATCGAATGGTTAACGCGATTGTACATGCCATAAATAAGGGGAAACCATGAGTGGAAAAACCACTAAAGAACTCATGCTACGCGTGCTCGTGATGGAATCACCGGAACTGTTCGACGGCACTGATGATGCGCCTGTGGAAGTCACCGACTGGTATTACCACGAATGGGTGCCGGAAGTCTGCGAAACGTGCGGTGATGACCCTGAAACGTTAGTCATCTCGTACCGCACCAGAAAAGGCGAAGAGTATGGCGAAACGTATTGGGATTTCGGATTACCGCAAGTGCTGGAAGCATTGGACAAATGGGATGAAAAATACGGGCATTTGAAAAACATGGAGGACGCATGAAGTGGTTTACTGCTGACTTGCATTTCGCGCATCCGTTCGTGGCCGCGCTACGCGGATACGCGCTACCTGGATACGCTAAGGATGCATCGATCAAACAACAGGCCGAACGTGAGCATAAGCCGCTTAAGAACTGTGTTGACTGGCGGAAGCATGATGCCGACATCGTGCGCGCAATCAACACGTATGTTGGCGAGGAAGACGAACTCTACATCCTCGGAGACATCAGTTCCGGCAGCACATGGAGCGTCGAACAGGCGATAATGCGCATCCAGAATCTACAGGTTCCACGTAAACGCAGACACTTGATTCTCGGCAACCACGAACTGCACAGTTCCAGCCGCACGCTGGAAAAGTTGGCAAGCGTGTTCGTGGAAGTCGGAAGAGTCGGCATCACCGAAATCAGAGACGAGTGGGGCAACAATCCACACACGGTATTTTTAAGCCACTTCCAATGGCGTGAAGACTTCACGCAAAGCAAACCACTGGGCGCAGTCTCAACCAATTGGAACGCGCCGGAATTAGCCGAATACGCGCTACCATACGTGAACAACACTTTGCTCCTGCATGGTCATACGCACGCGCATGACCCGCTTGAGTTCGGCAGGCATCACAATGAGATCAACGTCGGATTAGACGCATGGTGTTTCGAGCCAGTCAACGAAGCCGAATTGTTGGACAACTGGTTGCAAACCGCGTCAGGCAACGTCTGAGTGGTCTACAATGGCCCTGTTTTGTGGTTACAAGTATATGATACCATTGGTATCATTTCAAGTCGGGCGTGTTGTGGAAATCAATCCTCCTTGCCCAGGTAATAAAATAACTGCCGAACCACAGGCCGCAGACATGGCCCACATAGCCGGTAAGCTCACGCGGCAGCATATTCACGTCAATCATCACAACACCTCGATTTCGTCATTAAGACCCATGAACTCCTGAGTGGTGAACCCGCCATCCTTGACAACGCAGTACAACCAACCCTGGAATCCACCCAAGCGCGCATCACGCATCCCACGAATCAAGTCACGCAACCACGCGTACACAAGATACGTTTTCGACACGGGACGCCAATAACGCTTACGCTCGACCACATCAAAATGGTCATATGCATACATTTGCTGACCAACGTGAAAATCAGCCCACAATTTCAATGTTTCCATGACACTCACGCCTCCCTCGAATCAACGTCACCGAACAGTTCATAACGCAACTGCGCATCAGCGTCGAACATCGCCTTGTACGCATCACCAAGAGACTCATAGAAGACACCATCCACACGCCAACCTTCATATCCTTTGGAATCCAACGAACGGAACTCTCTCAGCGCCTCAAGCATCATCTTGCGCGTCAATCGATAATCAGGCACGCTCCTATGAAAATTACCGTCGAACCGGTCAGCAGCAACGTAAGCGTTCCGCGCTTTAGCCGTATCGAACGGGACAACAGTACCAATCGGCTCATGGTCGAAATTGAAAGTGTTGACACCGTAAGGCCAATAAACAGCGTAAAAATGACGGGACATGATAGAATCTCCTTGCAAATGGTTTGGTTGAGTTAATTACTGTTTGCAATGGCTGGACGGTACTAGGCATACCGTCCGGCCAAACTTTTCAGAACAGGCAATCCATATGACGCGGATCAGGCAGATTGTCGGCAGCCGCGTTGATAACCGTGCTGAGATACGCGGTTATCAACGCGGGACGCTTGCCGATCTCCTGTAATACGGCTTGAATGTTCGACTCGATGGACGAATAGCCGGTAGCCTCCAAAGCGGCCTTGACCTGCTGTGCTGTGATGACGACACGTGACATTTCATGCCACCTCGACAATCTCATGCTGAGAGAGGTACGCGGCCACGGACTCTTCCAACGTTTGGTCACTGCCACGCTGGTAGTAGTCGCGGTACGCAACCACGCCACTCTTACCGTCGAACGCGACATATGCGACGCGACGGCTCTTGGAATCACGGAAGCCACGCGGCTTATGCGCATATCCACCAAACACGTCGGAAAGCTCCTTGACCGACTTGCCACCTGGAATCGTGACCACGCGCGCCTTGACGCCATGCTGCGCAATCACCTTCGGCGTATCATTGGACGGAATCGGCGGCACTTCGGGAATCTCAACCGTATCCGGTTCAGGCTCAACCGCCTGCGGTTCAGGGGCGACAACCGGCAAATCATCGTAAGTCTCGCACATCTCAGGATGGTCACGCTCGGCCGGGGTGAGGAATGAAATGTCACGTGACACAACCATGCCGCCATCCTCGTAGGACAATTCCCAACCATGCTCACGGTCGGCGTCCGACAGGCTCACGCCATGCGCCGTATAATCCCCACAATCAGGGGAAACCATGCAATCGCCACGTTCCACGATCAACGGCACGTCACCGATCTCACTCACCGCCTGAGCATAATCGGAGCCGTTAGGGTCAAGCCACGTGCCACCATCGGCACGATATGCGGCGGCAACACCACGCACCGCCTGAGCATTCTTCACGCCCGGAATCATCCGCCATGATTCAACACCATCCTTCATCTCGAAACGCCACACGCTCGGGCTATTGACGGAATCGAAAAACATGAAGACACTGGACGAATTGACTGCCCACAGGCCGTTAACTTTGTTCGACATTTTAAAACTCCCTTGTGTAAAAACTTGATTATTTGATGGGCCGTTCACCGCACGGCCCTGAGCGGTTTCACCATTCCAAAACCTTGCTACCGTCAACCAAAACGTATGACGTGCCGGTATGATTGCCGTCAACGCTTCCACGCCACTCGCAAATACGCTCGTAACCGTCCGAAGTGCTACCGTCCTCCATGCCGCACTGCGGGATATTGGACAACTCGCGGTAGCTCGCTAGGTCAGCTTGGTTGTAATCCTTCGTGGCATAGGTTTCGCGCCACCACGTCCACTGCTGCTCTGGCGTACCATGCGGATCGGCAACCGGCTGATCGGAAAGCGCTGTGGAACAAGCCACGCCGAAAGCCAACAGGCCAACAAGCACGGCAACAAGCAGAGTAATTTTCTTACGCATTGCGAACACCTCACTTGGAAAGAACGGAATCAACAACCGTGTAGAATCCGGTGCAAAACTCTCTATTGTGTTCGCTGTGCAGTTCCGCACGGCAACGTTTCGTTAATAGGCGGCGGCACTCACCAATCATGGCATGTTCACCGCGCGTATAGTATTCATCCATCAACCACCACGCGGCATACGTGGTTCCGTCAAGCCTGTTTTCATCAGGCGAACGCCAAGCGTTTTGATTGTGTGAATACGTAGTGTTGTACACGTTGGCGAGATATGCATACTCTGCGGAATCAGATTCACGAATATCAGGAAAATCAACTGTAACAAAAGACATTTTTAAAGCACCTCGATTGTGTTGGAATGTAATGCCCGAACGGGCTTATATGGGCGTGATTTGATAGGCTCACGCCCGAAAACCTTGGGATAAGTCAGCGCATACGCTTACGGTTAGGGCAATTGGGATATTCGATAGCCCGACACTGTAGGGCTTCTTCCATCTCCAAACGACGCGCATTGCTGCACAGAAACCGCGCCTCATCACCGGCACGGCACATCTCACGCCACAGCGCATCCGCCCGCTTCACGTCGGCACAATCGCTCTCGGCAACGAAACAGCGGATAGCGATCTCACGGTAACGCTCGGCCTCATCCCGCAGCTTGCGGGAATCTGGCGTCACAGGAAAACCGTAGTACGGGTAACGTTGATCGATGGGGCACTTCTCACACATGACTTGCCCCTCAGTGTTCCCGCGCGTACCGGCTGATAACACGCTCCGCCTGGCTGAGGGCACGCGCCTGCAAGTCAAGCAGAGGCTCGCCACGGAACGCCATGCTTGCATCATGCCCGTCTGCCATGTACCGGCGCATTTCGGACGGGGTGAAGAACCTGGCGGCGATATCCACGTTGTACACGAGAGCGCACCCGCCGTAACTGTATTCCCGCCAATTGTCCGCGCCGTTCAACAACAGCGCGCGACGCGATCCGAAGCGATCGGGAAGAACCGTTTCGGGCATGTCGAGCGAATCAAGCACGGCCAGCGCGGTTTCCTTCACGCCCTGGTCCCACTTGCTGCGGGGCTTAAACTCGGCTTCGATGTTCTTGTAAGTCTCATCGATCGAATACATTTTGATACTCCTATCTAGCGGCCCTGCTAGACTTAGAGCCGCTTGGTTAATTGATTGGTTACATTTACTGAGCAATTGGGGCCATGTGTTGGTAGCGCATGGCCCCCACTCATTCGTGGGCTAGACGTGCCATAAAGACTACGCTAGCCCTGGCGGATTCAATCAATCCGCCGAAGACTTAGAATCAGAATCAAGCAATTTGCGCGGATTAGCGATCTTGAGAGCATCGCACAATCGCAGTGCAGTATCAAGCGACACCGCCCGAACATTGCGTTTACCTGTCTCAATCTGCGCAATCTCGACATGATGCACGCCACTACGTTGCGCTAACTCACGTTGCGTTAGACCGCGCTTCATCCTTAATTCTTTCAAACTCATGGCCCTTACTCCTAACTTGGATTAAGGCCATCGTAGACCACTCAGACAGTGCGAGACAATTCCATGCCGGCAATCGCACCACGTTAGCGACTCGACGACGGTTCGGCCTTGCGTGATGTGAGGGTGCATCATGCCTAGTCGCAATCCGTCGCGTCTTCGTCGCGTCCACTCTTCAATTATCAATCATCCATGCCGCGCCCGTTAGGGGGGCTTCGTGTCACCGTCCTTGCGGTGGTGGTCTCCGTGGTGGTGGCCTCTCGTTCATCTCTGTTCCTTTCGTTGTCGTTTGCTTGATGGCTCCCACTATATACGCTATCCAGGCAGATAGCAAATCGAGACAACGCAGACACCACATAAACCGTTGCAAACACTAGCATCCATCGGCGTGTCGCAACCACACGACGGCGACACAAAAACCACGGCACCACGGCCATGCACGACGGACGCCCAGGGCGGCCGTGATCACGGCCACGACACCACGGCCACAGGCACGACGGCCATGCACGGCCATGCACGACGGCCACAGGCACGGCACGGCCACGATCATGCACACATGCAATTGTGCAAACAAAGGAACGTGCCCGCCTGATAGCACACGACACGCAATCCGTCAATCGAACAAACATTCCACCGTTGCAACATACAACAAACCCCCGGTGGGGGAGCCTCCCCCCGGCCCAAAAAACCGGGGCCGCTGGCTCTCTAGTGCTGACGCTGAATGCTCGCTGGAACATTTTTGGATTACCCGTTACTCACGAAGTATTCACATATTTAGTGGTTGCAACCGTTGTTGCACCCTACATATTGTGTATAATGTTCCTTGGATTGATGTTGATGGCGGTGAAGCTAGCTTAAGCCACATCAACGTCTGGCCGTCCACTCACACGGGAGGTGTGAGTGGACGGCCAACAATCCGACCGGTCTATCCCGGACGTGGCCTATATGGACTCGTACCTATTATTTTTTGGGCTGGTCGGCAATTTCCACCGGGTGTGGCGTTGGCTTCGGTCGCGTTGGGTTCGACTCCCAAGGGTTGCTCTTTTGCCTCGTTGTGCATAGCGGCGATTGCAGCGGTCTGTAAAACCGCGACGTTTGATACACCGGTGGTTCGAGTCCACCACGGGGCACTAGGTTTCACGGAGGTAGCTGCCCGTGAAACTGATGGCATTGCTCGAAACGTCCTACATGGAACTTGTGGAGGACAAGAGACTCCTTGCCTTAATCAGGTGGTTGATGACCGAAGGGGAGGTACGGCCAAACGGGGCGCTTAAACGACCACGTTCCTTGCCGTTGGTGGTAAAAGCCAGTCCACCATGCCGCCGTCATGCCAACTTGGACAATAACTAAGTTGGGTTTGGAATGTTGGCAGAGTGGTTTAATGCAACTGTCCCGAAAGCAGTCGCACTGTGAAGTGCCGGAGGTTCGAATCCTTCACATTCCGCGTTGGGAAGTAGTACTACCCCCGAAGGCAAGCGCCTACCGCTGGCGTTGGCTTGTCTGGAGATGAAAGCGGCGGACGCTTCCGTTAACGGCGACTCGGTGGATGGTCATGCTTCATGGGTGTGACCATCCACATATGGCATTGGTGCAACCGGTAGCATTACGGTCTCCAAAACCGTCGATGTTGGTTCGAGTCCAACATGCTGTGCTCAGCCTACCCACAGGTTGTGGGAAAGGTCTTCGGAGCCGTCCATTGTGGCGGCTCCAGTTTTAGCTGACCCGCCTAGTCTGCGGGAACAGTCTCCTGAGTCGCTGTGGCGGCTCTTGCATTTTGGATGCTTGGCAGAGTGGCTGAATGCACCACCTCGCTAAGGTGGCAATCCCGAGAGGGGTTCGGGGGTTCGACTCCCTCAGCATCCGCGCGCCGTGGCTGGCGGTAAAAAGCCATTGTGATGATGCCATTGGTTCCTTATGGCTCTCTGGGGGTTGAACGAGCGTCCCATGCTCCTGTTGTGGGTGGAGTGTGGGTCGCTTGTTCTTTTGCTTTGGTGGCGGAATGGTAGACGCGGCGCACTCAAAATGCGCTACCTGTAGGGTGTGAGGGTTCGACTCCCTCCCGGAGCACTTGGGTTGGTTGATCTGAGAACTTTTCCTGCTGGGATGTTTCCCCTTTGGCGTGTTTTCCTGCTCAGCACCGGCCAACCCTGTTTTTGTGGAGGCATTGTGGCGTGGTCTAGTTCCCATCGTGATGAACGGTTCAATCCTGATTGGCCGCGTGTCCGTGCGATGATTCTTGAACGGGATGGGCATAGGTGCCAGTGGCCGGTCAAGGATGATTACGGGAATGTTCGCCTGTGCGGACGGTATGGGAATGAGGTTGACCATAAGGTTCGTAATCCCGTCCATGATGATGATCGTCCTGAGAATTTGTGGGTGTTGTGTCGTTGGCATCATCAGCGGAAGACCGAGGGTGAGTCTGCTGAGGCTCGTCGTGCGAAGGGTAGGAGTCGGAGGGAGAAGCGTTGGTATTCTCACCCGGCTTTCAAGTGAATGAGTTCATGTGCGCGGTTGCCGGTTGCGCTAATCCGGTGTGTGCGAAGGGATTGTGTCGTTCGCATTACGACCGTGACCGTTATTCGGGGTCTCCGCTGAAGCCGTTGCGCCAGCGCATGTGTCCTCAATGCCATACGTGGTTTGATCCGAAGCGTTCCGACCAGTTGTTTTGTTCTGGGCGTTGCCGTGTGGCGTATAAGCGTGCTCGTGATGATGATAAGTCGTTGCCGGTGAAGCCTGAAACGACTATGTATGTGCGTCCGGTTGACGTGTCCGAGCTTGAGTCCGAGCTTGTTGTTGAGTCTTTTACTGATTCTCAGGTGGTTGAGAAGTGTGGCGGCTTGTGCGCGAAATGCCATGAGCCGGTTGATGTTGGTTCGAGTGGTGCCGATGGTGCCGCTTTCGTGTGGAAGGTTCCGTTGGAGAAGTCGCATAGTGCGACTTTGGCGAATCGTCTGCTGGTTCACAAGCGTTGCGAGGGTGGAACGTCCTAGCTTCGCGTATTGCCTGAAACGGGCGGATTGTGAGGCTGGCTGTGGCTGGTAATGGTCGTGGTGCGCAGAAGTCGAAGAATCCGATTCTTCGTGCGCCTGATAGTCCGATGGGTTTGGAGTTTCCTGCTGTTCGTCCTGATGGGCAGGAGTGGCTTGAACGGACGAAGAAGTGGTATGAGTCGCTTCGTGTCAGTCCGTTGGCTCAGCGTATGGGTGTTGAGGCCGACTGGTACGCGGTTCAGGATTTGGCGTTGTTGAAGGATGATTTCTGGCGTCCGAAGACTAAGGGCCGTTGGATGTTGGCTTCCGAGATTCGTCAGCGTGAGGCCACGTTGGGCATTACACCCGAGGCTCGTGTGAGGTTGAAGTTCGATGCTCCGCAGCCTGACGACATGAAGGCTTCCGCGTATGAGGGCGATACTGAGGGTGCTCGTAACGTTCAACGGAACAGGCAGCGTGCTTCCGCATTGGGTTTGCGTGTCATTGATGGTGGTGCCTGATGCATACGCGGATTCCCGAATTGCATGGCGAGGATTTGACTCGTTCGATGGGAATGTTCGCGGTCTGGTGGATTGAGACTTTCTTCCGTGTCGGTCGTGGTGGCGGCGTTGGCTTGCCTGAGACGTTCGACATGGACGAGTACGTGTTCATGCTTCACGCTTATGCGTTGACCGAGTGGGGTACCCGCCGGTTCAATCGTGTGTTTTATTCGCGTGCGAAGGGTAAGAACAAGTCCGGTAAGGCCGCTGGCATTTGCGCGTTCGAGGGTTTGGCCCCTTGCAGGTTCGACCATTGGGCGGAAGAGGGGGAGACCTACGAGTTCCTTGGCGAGGTCTACCCGTATGCGAAGGGCGAGCCTGTCGGCCGCATGGTGCAGATGCCGCAGATTCTCTGCTTGGCTACCGCCGAGGGGCAGACGGGCAATATCTTCGATTCGATTTACTACAACTGCGACCAAGGCCCCTTAAGCCAGTTGAAGGGTGTCGGCCTTGATGTTGGCCGTACCCGTATCGGCTTGCCGGAGGGCGGGGAGATTATTCCGACCACGAGCGGTGCCGCGTCCAAGGACGGCGGTTTGGAAACATTCGCCGCCTGTGACGAAACCCACTTGTACAACACGAACAAGCTTCGCAACATGTACAAGACCGTTCAACGTAACCTCGGCAAACGTAAAGGTGATGCAGACCCGTGGATTCTTGAAACGTCCACCATGTACAAGCCGGGCGAAGAGTCCATCGCTGAAACATCGTACAAGTATGCGTGGGATACCGCTTCGGGCAAAATCAAGCATCGTAGCGGCATCTACTTCGACCATGTGTATGCGAATATCGACTTGGATGATTTCGCTGACGAGAAGAAGGTTCTCCGCGCCTTGCAGGTCGCGTATGGTGCGAGTGCGAAGAGTTCTGATGGCAAGGATCATCTGATATTGCCCGATGGTCGTATGACCGTGTTGAACGCCGATGGTGTGGACGCGGAAGGCCATTCGTATTGGGATGGCGAGCTTGGCCCGTCGAAGGATGGTTGGATTGATCTGAATGGTCAGATGGACCAGATTTACCAGCCTGACTCCGATCCTGCTGATTCGATGCGCTATTTTTTCAACACTTTGTCGAGCGTGCATGACGCTTGGCTTACCGAGTCGGATATTCAGTCCCACATGCTGTATCGGGATGAAATGCATACGGCGTTCAATTCGATTCGTTTGGATGGCGCGTGGCAACGGTTCGTGACGAAACGTGAGCCTATAACGCTTGGCTTCGATGGTTCCGTGTCGGATGATTCGACGGCTCTTGTTGGATGCCGCGTGTCCGATGGCATGTTGTTCCTGATAAAGCTTGAATCCGCGCCCGATGGTCCCGAGAAGGCCACTTGGCGTGTGAACCGTGATGCGTTCGACGGCATGGTTCGTTGGATGATGGACAATTACAACGTTGTCGGATTCTTCGCTGATGTCGCCTATTTCGAGCAGATGATTGGCGGATGGGAGAAGGATTACGGGCAGAAGTTGAAGGTCGGCCCGCGTAAGGGTGGCGACAAGATCAAGTTCTGGACTAACAACTGGTATAAGGACATGCAGGTTGCGTTGGATAACGCTCATACCGCGTTCCGGTACCCGTATACGGAGCCTGAACGTAAGTCGAAGCCCATCAAGGATGATATCGCGTTGCTTGCCGATCCGCGATTGGTGAATCATTTCCGTAATGCGCGTAGGCGGGAGACTCGTACCGGTTATGCGATTTACAAGGAGTCTCCTAATTCGCCGGACAAGATCGATGCGTGCATGGCTGGCCTGTTGGCTTATACGGCTCGTGGAAAGTATTTGGAATTGGCTGAGATCAAACGTCGTTCCGCTCCTATGAGAATCTACTAGGTGGTGATTTCGAGTGTCTGACTCGTTGATGATTAAGAACGCTTCCGATGATGACGATGATGCTTATATCATCACCAATCTGGCACGTGAGTGGGGTGAGCGTCTGCCGTATCTTGCCGAATTGAAACTCTTCAAGGACGGCAGGGAGATGGTGGACGCGAACAGTGTTCCTCAAGGCACTGATCCGAATGCTGCGCCCGTGTATAGGCTGATGCGCCAGTTGGGTGTGGTGAATCTCGCTCGTCGTATCAGCGAGAGCGTGACTGACCGGCAGCAGCCCAACGGTTTCCGTAAGGTTGAGGATTCTTCGTTGAAGGACACTGACGCCGATAGGATGGCGAAGCAGTGCGGTCTTAATTTCATTCTTCGCCGTAACATGCTGCCGGATAAAGGCGATTACGGGTGTTCGTTCGGTTTGGTTTCCAATGCCGGGCGTGGACGGTTCATCACTCCGCTTAGCCCTTGGGAATGTTGGATGGATGTTGGTGAGACTTCTGCCATCCAATACACGTATATGGATCATGAGAACAAGGAAGTCATCCGCCTGTACCGTCTTGTCGTTGACGATTCCAAGACCACGACTAGGGTGTATTCCAAGACGGCTCAACGTGAGCATGACCGTTCCATTGTCGTTCCCAACGATATTTCAGCTGTCGCCAAGTTGGCGTCTGATGCGAAAGCTTGGGAGCCTGGCAGTGATTGGGAGTGGGTGGAGGATTCGCAGCAATCGGATTTTTCCTATGCGGAGAAGTGCGATTCGTTGCCGATAGTCAGGTTGAGCACTGTTGACGGGCAAGGCCTGTTTGAGCCGTATCTGCCGATGTTGAAGAGGATCGACCGTGAAACGTTTGACCGTTTGTGCATTACGATGATGCAGGCGTTCCGTCAGCGTGCGATCAAGGGTACTGTTCCGACCACGTATACCGAGGAGGATCAGGAAGTCATCGACGGTGAGAAACAGGCCGGTGATCCGATTGATTTGGCGTCCACGTTCGCGGTTGGCCCTGCGGCGTTGTGGAAACTTCCTGATGGTGTTGATATTTGGGAGTCGCAGACCACTGATACTGGTTCTTTGCAGAACAATATCATGTCTGACGTGAAGCAGTTGGCTTCCGCCGCTGGTATTCCATTGGATATTCTTTCGCCTGATGTGCAGGGTTCCGCCAACGGTGCGGAACTGAAGCGTGAGACGTTGAAGTTCAAGGTTCAGACGATGAACGAATTGGATTCTGAGCCTATCGTGCGGATGATTCGTATGGCTTTGGCCGCGTCGAGAACGGCGGAGGCTTCGGCGTCCGAGTTCGAGATGGTGTGGAAGCCGATGGATACGACCAGTTCGCTTGAACAGGCTCAGGCTTGCCAACTGTTGTATCAGAGTGGCTTGTTGGCGCGTAGGACGATTCTCACGCACAAAATGGGTTTTACGGCTCAGGATGTTGCCGAGGATGATATGAACCGTCTTGCCGACCAGTTCAATGTTTCCGGCCAGTCGGATAAGGGTACTGCGAAGCTTGTTGCCGCAGTGGAACCGGCTACGGGTTGGGATGATGAAACCCAGTCCGCTGTGGATGGTCTGCCTAATGTTGATACCGAGCTTGTCGATGAAGGTGAGATTGAGTCCTGATGTCTGGGAAAACGCTTGAATCGTTGTCCGACATGCTTGAACAGGCCCGTGCCGCTTTGGTGAACCAGTATGTGAGTCAGGCGCACAGGATGTGGGATATGTTGACTCCCGCCGACTGGTGGAATGATGGCATGACGTTTGCCGTCGCGTCTCGTATGGCGTTGTTGGAGATGGCGTTGATTCAGCAGGTGCGCCGGTTGGGTGTTTCCTATGCGAATGAGACGTTGAGGCTTGTCGGCGTCAATCCGAAGGGTGATGTGCCGAATCTCGTGTTTCCGCGTGACAATACCGACCCGTGGCTTGTGGCCCAACGTCCGGCTGACTCGTATCGTTCCGCCGCTGTCAAGTCTCCTACGATTCTCCCGCAGTCTTGGCCTGATAAGACCGATGAATTGTTCAGTGAGGTTGACAAGTGGCTTGGACAGGCGTTCAACCGGTTGCAAACCAGTGTTGACGAGGACGTGTCCAGAGCGCAGACGAGCGCCACGCTTGACAAGTATCGGCGTAGCAAGGTTTTGGAATACCGCAGGGTGTTGCATCCTGAACTGTCCAAGACCGGCTCGTGCGGCTTGTGTGTTGTGGCCGCTGACCGCTGGTATTCGACTGCCGACCTGCTGCCGTTGCACGCTAACTGCCATTGCGGTGTCGCACCGGCTGGCAGCGACTATGATCCCGGATTCCAGTTGAATCAAAAGGATTTGAAACGACTGTACGACGAGGCCGGTGGCACTGCCGCGTCCGCGTTGAAGCAGGTGAAAGTCAAGACGATCACTCATGGAGAGCTTGGCCCCGTGCTTCTTGCCGAGGATGCGGAGGATACGCCTAATCCGATTCCATCAAAGTCTTCCAACGCTTGGGCCACTCCTGACCGTAGGTCTACGTTGGCTCAATGCCGTCGTATGGAGAATCGCGCCATCGAGTTCAACCGGCGTTACAAGGAAGTGTGGAAGACCGGCAAACCGGTGACATTCAGGTATGAGGGTAGGACGTTCACGTTCAAACCCTCCGAAAATTTGAAACAGGCTATGGCATGGCAGAAGACCATGCTCAACCAGATGCGGTCGATGCTTGGCGAGGCCGCATAACACTATTGAAAGGATTCAAGCCTAATGGCTGATGAAAACACCAATACCGCCGAAACGGCGGCATCTCAGAACACGCCTGAAACGGGCGTGACCACACAGCCGAAGGACACTGCCCCTGCTGTAGCCAGTATTGCGACGCAGGAGAATGGTGCCAATGATGACCTTTCCGAGAAGTTGGGCATGTGGAAGCATCAGGCTCGTGAGAACGAACAGAAGATGCATGAGAACCGTGACCGTGCCAATGCCGCCGAAGCGAAGCTTGCCGATACTGAGGGCGCTCTCGCCGAAGCGAACGTGCAGATAGCCCGTTTGAAGGCGCAGAAGCAGCATCCTGAAATTACCGACGAGGCTTTCGACACGTTGTGTAAGGAAACCGATCCGGAGAAGATTTCGGAATGGGCTGATGCCTTCGTGAAATTCATGCCAAGCAAGACTGAAACGGTTGAAGCGGAGCAGAAAGATAATTCCGATGATGTTCCATGCGAGCCTTCACCGGAGTTAGCGAAGGAATTGCAGAGCAGAAACATGCACGTATGCAAACCGAAGTCAAGCGTCACTGACGCATACAACTACGGTGCCGAGCATTCCAAAATCGAGAAAAAATAGTTTAAGGAGAAAAATATGGCCAATCAAATGGTTCATACTATCGCCAAGACCGCTCCGAAGGATGACCAGTCTTGGCTTATCAACCGTATCACCGATGGCGTGCGTGAAGCGCAGCTTGACTTGGCTACGTTCACCAAGGAAAAGTCGCATGAGAATGATTACTTCGCGTCCATCTCCGATGACGATTACGAAGCTTGGGTGAAGTCCGGCATCCCGCTGGCGCAGATCACCGGAACCAACAATTATGGCCCGTATGATTCTACGGCCACCGATGGCCGCAATGGTACGATCATCGGTTTCTTGGAGTCTCCGGTGCATGTGCAGTTCACTCGCACTGGCTTCGAGGACCAGTATCCGACGGTTGGCGTCCGCTACATGGGTGTCATCGATAAGAACAATCTGCCGTACACCGTTGATTTCAGCAAAGCGAAGTTGGAGGGATTGTTCCTTGACTATGACAAGGATTCCGCAACCCCGCATGTGACCGTGTTGAATCCGGCGTCTGCAAGTGCCACCGATCATACGGCCTGAGTCTAGTTTTCTAACCGTTTCAAACCCGCCCACAGTGGCGGGTTTTCACATATTAGGAAGGTTTTATAATGAGTCTGCTTAATAAGGACATCATTACTCCCGATGAGGCGTCCGCCATCGTGTTGGGAGCCTATCAGACCACTACGGCGGCTTTGCCGTTCGCTTCCATTCTGCCGGATCAGTTCACTGGATTGTCCGTCGAGTGGACACCGAATGAGGATGATCCCGAGGTTGACGAGATTAAGTACTCCACTTGGGATGCTGAAGCGCCATACGGTCGCACCGTTAGCGGCGAGAAGCTGTCCTACACCTCCATGTTGCCGTTGCGTAAGCGTATGCGCGTGTCTGAAAAAGACATTGCGAATGGCACTATTTCCATGACCAATGGTGATTTGAAAACCACTCTGAGTGATTATTTTGTCCAGTTGGGCAAGGAATTGGCCTACCGTTTGGAGAAGGCGCGTGTAGCCGTCGCAGTTGACGCGAAGCTTGGAATCAAGGAATCCAACGAGGAAGCCAACTGGGATTACGCGCGTGACAGTGCTTTGACCACTTCTCTTACCGCAACTAAGACTTGGGACAAGTCTGGTGATCCAGTCAAGGATCTGCGTACTTGGTCCGATCTTATTGGCGATAAGAATGGCGACCGTCCTACCATTATGGTCACGACTCGCAAGGTTGTGAACGCTTTGACGTCCAATGCGGCCATCATCAATTACCTGTTCCGAGGGCAGGGTTCCACTCTTCCGGCTCTCGTTTCCGATAATGACGTGAAGAGCGTTCTGAGCCTGTACACCGGTATTCAGGACATTTATGTGGTCGATGAACGTTACCGTGATTTCGCCCGCCAGTCCAAGATCACTCTTCCGGGTGGTGTGAAGAGTTTCTTCCCTGAGAACACCATCCTGCTGATTCCGGCTTTCGGTGATGTGAACATGGGTTATACCGCGTTGGGGCCGACCGCTGAGGCTCAGACTCCCGCATACGGCATCAGCCGTGAGAAGAACGCCGGCCCTATCGGAGTCGTGTTGAACACCCCATCCGCCACTCCGAGCTATGAGGCTTACGTGAACGGCACCGCACTGCCGGTTCTCGTGCAGTCCAACAGCACTTTGAAGGCAACTGTTCTGACCGCATGATTTAGGAGGCGCGTATGAGCACGGCAATCATCGACAACATCGACTGGTTGAAGTATATGCGCGTCTACGGTTCCGCCGACGCGGATTCATTTGAAGAGCATTTCGACACTGATTGGATTTCCGCTCAATGCCGCAAGGCCGCTCTTATCTGTTTGAGCGAATGCCCGATTGTCCGGACACGCTTGAAGAAGGGGCGTCTCTCTGAAAGTGATTTCGCGTCGGTCGTATGCGAAATGGTGTTGCGCGTAGTACGTTTCAACCGGTTCAAAACCGAAGCGAACGGTTCTTACTCGTACACGGAGCATGATCCGCAGCAGAATCAGCCTGGCTATGATCCAAGTCCTCGGCTGTTCTTGTCGAAAGCTGAGAAGTCGATTCTGAATGGTTTCGCTGAATCCGCTGGCACGATGTCACATATCAGTCTTGGTTTCGACCCCGGTTATGGAGGTTGATGATGGCGTTTCTGTTTGACGATGATACGAATGAACGCCATTACCTCTACGAGGATGACCGAACCGATTACGGTGGTCAGAAACAGCTGTTTGACACGGATTATGTTGTTGTGATTCCTCGCAAGCATGTTCAGGACGCGCACGGCGGCCAGTATGTGCAGACTGGCGATCCGGTGAAGGTCATCTGCTGTGTTGAGGGTCGTGCGCAACAGGCTGGCATGTTCTCTATTTCTGGAGCTGAGGATAAGACGCCATCTTCGGATAACCCCGGCGGTTTGGAAGAGGTCACTCCTTTGCAGATTCTTGCGAGGGAATGGCCCGGTGACATTTATTCCCGGATCTGGTATAAGGGCGATTATTACGATGCTGACGGCGCTCCTACGTGGCGTGGGAGTGGTTCTCGTTTCTCCCGGCATTGGGAGGTTCGTGCACGTCGTGTTGTTATTGGCGATTATCTTGATGGCGGCATTCCCGAGCCTGAATGGGTGAAGGAGGTGGGTGGCGTTGGGAAGGGTCACGGTTCGACGTAGCGTCGCTACCGATATTGCGAAGATGTATGGGCCGGAACTTACACGCCGCGTCGCCGTGCATAGCGTGTCTGCCGTCCGTGCGAAGGCGAATGAGGCCGCTACGCATTCAAGCGTTGCGGATAGGATCGAGGTTTCCGTTCGCAAAGTCGGCTGGCATCATCAGATTGTCATGTCCGTCATGGGCCGTGATGGCACGCAGGTCGCTCCGCATTTGGAGTTCGGCTATTTCAACCGGTGGCTTGAGCACAAGTATGGGCCTCGTGATCCGAGAGCGCGTATTCCGGGAAAACATATCATGTTTGATTCGTTGAGTCGGGTGAGATTGTGACGGACAACATTTTTCAGCGTCTTGCCATTGACGTTCGTGAGTCAATCGATGCGGAACAGTTGGTTTATGAACTGTTGAATCGGGCGTATCCGTGCGAGGAGTGGCCTGATGTGAAGGTTTGCAGCGAGCTTGACTTGCCTTTGAACGCTTACGGTGAACGTGGGCAGGTTCTTCTCTATTATGTTTCCGCTCCCGAACAGTTTGACCGTGGATTGTGGCGTTTCGGCGTGACGTTCACGGTTTTGGCCGCTGACTGTAATGATCCTCACGGTTTTGCACGTCACTTGTATAAGACGGTGCAGGGTTGGCCGTTCGAGGAGTCCACGACAGCTGGAACGGTTGGCACCGTGTCTGTGACGGCGCAGAAGCGGCAGTCTGATGCGAAAGAGAATCAAGGTAAGAACGTCAAGGAGTATGGGCTGTCGGCTGTTGTGACTGCCCGCGATTCGTTCAAGGCTTGACCGGTATCGGTCAGGCCTTTTCTTTTATCAATTTCAAGTAGAAAGGCACCATTATGGCTATTAATGCCGATGGTTTGATTCAGGCGTCTCGTGGTACGTTGTTCACGGCTCCCGCGAAGACCGCTCTTCCGACCAAAGTTTCCTCGTTCTTGTTGAATAGTGGCACTGTTGCCGCCGCTGGCAGCGGTTCCGTCGTGAATTGGGAGAATATCGGCCATACCTCCAACAACAACAAGATCAGCTTCAGCAAGGATGGCGGGGACACCACCACGAAGGACACGTGGCTTGTCGCCGGTGCGAAGAGTTCTACCGAGGCTCCGACCATCACCGTGTCCGGCGCGTCCGTGCAGGGTGATTCGGCCACGATCACGAAGGTCACTGGCGGCTGGACCGGCGACCAGGGCGGCATCGTCGTGCCGTTGCAGCCCGTGGTGCAGCATCTGGCGTTGTTCGTTCTCGCCTACGATGATTCCGACAAGCTGAGCTTCGGATTGTATCTGCCGGAGACCGATTTCACGTTCGATAACGTCAGCCTCGCCGATGAGGATTTCGCGGAGTTCAGCTTCAACGCTGTCGTGAAATCCACTAGCGTGCTGAAGGCCGGTGCCAATGGTGAGGTTGGCGCGTACCAGATTTTCGCCCCGGAGACGTTCGTGTCAAAATAACCAGCCCGGATTCCAGCGGTAAGAATCCGGGTGATTCCTCCCAGACCGTATCGGGTTTGACCTCGAAGGACTGAGATTTCCTATTGCCCCCGCATGTACCCATCCGTGTGGGGGCAATTCTTTCCAACGATTGGCAGATGGGTTTTTGATGGGGATTACAGATTATGGCTTCCAAAACTGATAAGAACACTGTTAAGACCATTCCGGATATTCCTGACACGCTGGCTGAGTTTGTCGAACAGCACGAGGAACTGGCCGGATGCCCTGAGTTCGTTCCGGCTCATGAGTTCTCCGTGGCGCAGACATGCGATTTCATGGTCGTCGATGCCGTGGCGTCCGACAGTTACGGCGTGTTCCGCAAGAAGACTTCCGATGATGTCGATTCAAGTCTGGCTATAGCCAGGATGGTGGCTGCCAGCGATAGTTTCTTCGAGAAGATCGCCAAGGACGTTGACGCCTACCACAAGTGGGTCACTGGCAGGACTCCGACTGTCCTGGTGCAGGTGTTCACTCTGCTTAACGCATTTTATGGTGCGTCCTTGGGAAAATCCGAAGCGTCAAGGACGCCTACCGGAAATGCAAAGTAGAGCTTACGTGTGATTTCCGTAGGTTCTACAATCTGAATCTTCCCGCCGCCATGCATGAGTATGACGGCGGTTTTCTTTTGACCCTTATCGGCGGTCTTGCTGGCTATGACGAGTCGTTGTATCGGGAATGGTTGCTGAACCATCCTGATGAGCGTGCCAGCGCCGAGTCCGAGAGTGATTCCGGTTTGAGTTTTCACGGGTTCACTCAGGATACGAGTCTGCTGTTGGGTATTTACAATCAGGTCGGCTTGCTGGTTTCCGGCACATTGCAGTTCAAGGATGGCAAGCACCCTGAGTTCAAACCGATTATGCCCCCTAATGCCACTGGTGATGTTGGCAAGCGTGTATCCGCTGATTTCGAGTCGATGAAGGCGTTTCTGGGCATGTGATTGAAAAACAGGGGTTCTTATGGTGGAGTATCTCGCCGGTTCCGTTGGAATTGATATTTATCCGAACACCAAGGGTTTTGGCGAAGAACTCCGCCGTAAGCTCGCCCGGTACGCCGATGACGATTTCGATGTTCGTGTGACGCCTGACGTTGACATGTCTCGTTGGCGTGCGGCGAAAAGGCGTATCGAGGATGATGGCATCGTCCAGAATGTTGAGATTCGTGGCGATGACTCCGATCTGAAACGTGTTCTTCGGGACATTGATAAACGTAAGGTATCCCCGAAGGTCGAGCTGACCGACGCTTTGCGTGATCTGCGAACGATGCGCAAGCAAGTTCAGTCTTCCGACAAGGCTGTTTCCGCGATGAACAAGCGTATCGCCAATGGTGGTGACGCTTGGCGCAAGGTCACGCTGAAAAGCAAATCGTATCAGGATGCGGTGAAACGCAACACCCGTCTGGCCACGGCGTATGCGAGCAAGCAGATCGACGTTTTGGATAACGTCAAGAAGCACATTCGCAGTATGCAGGATGCTATCGAGAAGGTCAAGCCTCTGGGCAGTTCCAACAATGTCTCGATGGCTCGCGCCAACCGTCTCGTCGAACAGCTTGACAATGCGATGCAGCAGTTGAAGCGCAACAGCAAGGCGAACATCCGTGTTGACATCAACGATGTTTCCGAGGTCGTCAACGTTCTTGAGAACGTGTCCAAGCGTCTGAAGCAGGTCGATGGGATGGACGCCCACGCGAAGGTCTATCTCGACGGCGCGAAAAGCATGGAACGCGAACTGGAAGCGTTGAAGCGAAAGTTCCGTAGTCTTCCGAAGGATATTGAGACCGACTATCGATCTGCTATCGACAAGTTGAATCTTGCTGCTTTCCATGCTGGCAAGGATAAGAACTACCACTATGAGGTCAATCTTGACTTGGATGTGACCCGTGCGCGTGAGAAGGCCAAGAAGCTTCAAGAAGATTATAAGAAGCTTGAAATGGACATCGACCTTAAAACGGCTGGTGCTCGTACTCATCTTGCCATGCTCACCCGTCCTCGTTCCGTCGAGATTTACGCGAAACTCCATGCCACTGATTTCGGCAAAATGCTGGATGGTATGACGTATGGCGCGACTGGTCTTCGCGCCGTCAACAACCAATTCCAGAAATTCGTGAATTTCATGGACTCGTTGGATGAGAAGGTTCCATTCTTCTCCGCATTGGGTACCGTGTTCGCCGGTGTTTCCGCTGGCGCTATCAACATGTCCCGTAGCGTGCTTGGTGTCGGCTCTTCGATTGTTTCCATGTCGAAGGCCGCATTGGCGGCTCCTGCCGCTCTTGTCGGATTGGGTGCCGCCTATGCGTCCGTGAAGATGATTTGGGGCGAAAAGGGCGCCACTTGGAGCGAGCAGATCGACATCGCTTCCACAAAGTTAGGCAAACTGTCCGACAGTGTGGTGAACGCGTTCTACGGTCAGGCCCGTCCGGCCATCCGTGGATTGGCTGATTCCATCGCAGCCACACTGATTCCTCAGATGTCAACCCTTGCGGATCATGAGGGACGAATCGTCGCCGGAATGGCCAAGATGGTCGGGGAAGCCGACAAAGCCAGCATCGTTTCAAGCATTTTCAATGATGTAAACAAGTCATTGACGTATTTGGAGCCGGGCGTCGAGAGTCTTGTCAGGGCTTTCCTGAATCTGGGCGATTCGACCAGCCAGTATCTTCCCCGTGCCACACGTTATGTGAGTGAGCTTGCCGACCAGTTCGCACGTTGGGTCGATAACGCACGCGCTTCAGGTGAGATCGAGAAGTCGATGCAGCGTGTCATCGAACAGGCCGGATATTTGAAGGACTCCGTGAAAGCGCTCATGGGCATCGCGTCCGGCCTGTACTCCGCTTTGGCTGAGGATCAGAACGGTATCCAAAGCTTCTCTCGTGAGTTGCAAAAAGCGGATAGGGCCGTCAATTCCGCCAAGTTCCAAGATACGTTGAAATCGTGGGCTGTTGGCGCTAAAGTCGCGCAGTCTTCGATGCGTGACGCTTTTTCGGAGATTGGCGACGCGGGGTATGCGTTGCGCAAAACCGTTGGCAATGTTTTTGGCGATGCCGGTAGGACGATTTCATCGTTTACCAAGAATGTGAGCCGTCTGCTGAAGAACAGCAGCAGCGGCATTTCCGATTTCTCGTCTGGTGTTTCCGATGGTTTCCAAAAGGTGTTCGATGCTGTTGGTGACGTAAGTCCCATGTTCAGCCAGTTGCTTTCGACTGTTGGCCAGTTGTCGAGGACGTTCGGTGGCACGTTGGCTGCTTCGCTTCGCGCGTCCGCTCCATTGATTCAGACTATTGCCGCTGCGGCGGAGGCTGTTGCTAAAGCGTTCAGTGCTTTGCCTGAGCCGATTCAGGCTGCATTGGGCGTGTTTGCCACGTTCGGCAAGGCTGGCAAGACCGCTTTGGATACGGTGAAACTTGCCGTGGTTGAGAACACGATGAAGTCGTTGCAATGGCAGAAGGCTTTGATGGAGTTGGGCGTGACTTCCGCCGGTACTGGTGTGACGTTGAAGAATGTCGCTCAGGGGTGGGTGGCATCCAATCCAGCTGTTTCTAAGTTCGTGTCGAATGTCGGCTCTGCTGAGGGCGCGATGGGCAAGGTGAAGGCCGTGGCGTCTGGTTTGGGTGGGATGCTTGCGTCTACGGTTTCCAATCCGGTGACTTGGGGCGTGGCTGCCATTACGGCAGCAATCGCAGCGTATTCCGATTACAATGCGAAAGCCCAGGCGACTGAGCGTGCTTCCGAGAATATTGCGGCAGCGTTGGGTAAGATTCCTGATTCGGCCGCCGAAGCTTCCGGCGCGTTATCTAATGTCGCTTCCGCGATTCAGGATGCGTTCAAGGACGGTAATTATGCTGAGACTGGTTGGAGCTGGTTGGATGATTGGACAACTGGATTCAAGAATACTGCCGAAGCCGCCGACAAGCTTGGTGTTTCGACCACTGACCTGAGCAAGGCTGCGAGCGGCAGTACGAAGGCTTACAACTCGATGATGAATCAGTTGAAGGCCACATATGATGCTCACAGCACCTATTCGGCTACCGCGACGCAGAATTACGGCAATGAAGCTGGTGCAGCCAAGAAGCTTATAGCAGTAATGGAAAAGGCACGTCAGCAGTACATCGATAATGCGGAAGCGACTTCCGTCGCGAATGGTCATGCTGCCGGCTATGCGAAGAGTTTGATCGAGATGGGTGAGGATTCCGATTCGGTTTCCATTGCCATTGCGACTCAATCTCAACGTCAGCAGATGTTGAATAGTGCCGCGCAGAAGTACAACGACATTGTCAACAATCAGCGTACCGCGCAGCAGAACGCTTTAAGTGTCGCAACGGAATATGGTCAGATTTACAACGGTTTGGGTGATTCCATCCAACGCATCAAGGAGTTGGGTGTACAGAACGTTTGGGACAGTGCCGCGGACTCGTTCAATAACATGACCGAGGCCGGACAGTTGGCTCAGACCAGTTTGCAGAATCTCGCTACGACAGGCCATGATTGGCTTGAACAGTTGGTTGCTTCCGGCGCGTCAACCGATGAGGTGAATGCGAAACAGCAGGAATTGTCAACACAGTTCTACGAGACGGCGAAGGCGATGGGCGTCCCGGAGTCGGAGATTCAGAAACTGCAACAACTGTATGGGTTGACTCCTGAAGAGGTCAAGACATTGTTCAAGACCGAAACGGAACAGTCGAAGCAGAATCTGACATCCTACCTGTCTGATTTGCGGGCATTGTTCCCCGGCGAGGGCAATACGGCCATCTTCACCACGGTCCTTGACGGTATCAACAGCGGAGCATTGTCCAGCGCGGATGAGGTTCAATCAACCGTGAACAATCTCATGAACAATGCGAGCACAGACGGTTCAGGCAAATACACCATCGTGTTGGACGCAGACGGCAATCAGGCCGTTGTCGCTACCGATGAGGTCAGGAAACATGCAGACCTGTTCAAGAAAGGCACGGATGGCAATGGCTATACGACCAATCTGAAGGCTTCCGATCTTGCTTCGATGACCATTGACTACGTGAAAGGCGACGCCAACGCCTACGGTTCGTTGAGACCCACCGCGTCACTCGGCGCGAGGGACAACACCCAACCGGCGAAACGCAGTGCTGAGAGCACCGCGAACCAGTGGAATGGCAGCACGTATAACGCACAGTTCGGTGGAAATATTTCCGGTAGCTTCTGGGGAATGCTCGGCACTTTGTGGAGCGAGGGCAGAAGTTGGGCGAGCAGGACGTTCAACGCTATTTTCGGAACCAAGAGAGGACGTGCGACAGGCGGTGAGGTCGAGGGCGATAATGTGACCCGCACCGGCAGGATCGTCGGACGTGGAACGAATACGAGCGATTCCATCGCTTTGAACGATTCCACCGACGTATCCACTGGTGAATATGTTGTGCGTGCCGCCGCAGTGCATAGCATGGAGGCCCTGTACGGCAAGGGAGTGATGAGCGCCATCAATGCGAGTGGCGACATTCCAAGCCAGTATTTGAAGAACGCGCGTCGTATGACTCGTGTTTCGATGCCTTCCATGGTTTCTGACTATTCGGCAGGTTCTTCCGACGATGTCAAGTTTGAAAGCGGCCCTACGTACAACATCACGCAGAACTTCCAATATCCGACTATCACGCCAATCTCGGTTCAGACGAATCAGAAGTTGGACAAGGCTGCGATGATCGGCATGTGAGAGGGGAGTATCGTGGCTTTTTCCACGTGTTTCTACAAGTTGAATAATGTTCCTCTTGATTCGGAGAACTGCATCGTTACTGTTGGTTCGACATTGTTGAGCGCCATCAGTGTTGACCGTACCGTTTCGACGGTTCCGCAACGGCATGGTTCTATCCCTTCCGGCATGACGCCTAGGTTTTCGGAACGTCAATTGTCGTTGCAGGTATGCGCTTGGGAGCCTGACGTGCTTGGTGAATCATCCAGGCTGATGCGGTTATGCACGATGCCGAATCTTGTCATGAGTCGGATTGTCGATGGTGTCGAGCAGCGTACCCGTGTCGAGTTGACCTCTTTGAGTCCTGATGATTCCAAAAGTCATCCGAACAGGTTTGTTCCGTTCACTGCCGTGTTCGCCATGCCTGACGTGTGGTGGCGTTCCGTCGCATATGAGACCGTCTCACTGCCTTTGAACGGTGGGAAGGTCATGTCCGGCGGTTCGGTGATGCCGTCCGCCGGATACTACACGTTCTGGCAGGGCGTTCCGAACGCTAGTCCGAGTGTGCTTTCCACTCAACTTCCGTATAGTTGCGGTGACGCTCCCATAACAGACATGGTGTTTCGTTTCCCGAAAGGTGTGACGGGCATAACGGTGAAGGATACGGTATCCGGTACCGGTATCACATGGTCTGGCACGCGCGTGGATGCTCGGCCTTACTTGTATTTGGATGCGGGATCGTTGACAGCTTGGAGTTCCGATAGTGATTCCGCATGGTCTGGCGGTTCTCAGAATGAGACTGTTGGCTTGGATTATCTTCCTTCTGGAAGGTTGCAGGTCAACCCCGATGTTTCAGGCGATTACAAAATCACGATCAAAGCCACTGGTTCAGGTGGCGTGGCGTGCAGGTTCAAGAGAAGCTGGTGGTGATTTCCACTGGCTTCTTTCTTTTTAAGTTGAGGGATGCTTATGGGTAAGACTCTAAAATCTCGTCTTGTCGCATATCAGGCCAATGGAAGCAAGCTTGGATTGCTGCCTGAGCCGACTTCCTATACTGTGTCGTTCACTCATGATGCCGTGGGCGCTTTGACCGTCAGCTATTCGCGTAAAGCTTTGCGTGGTGAGATTCTTGACCGGCGTCTTGAAACCGGCTTGGAAATCGCCGTGGAAGTGTCTGATGGTGGACGCTGGATTGAACCGTATAATGGCCGGTTTGTTATCGCTTCACGTTCAAGGAATGCTCTGGACGTATCCGACACGGTGTCGTTGACCGGCGTTTCCTACGGGTGGCTGTTGAAGAAGGCTTTGAATCTGGACACGTCCAGATTGGAGACCAGCGGCGACGAGAAAGGCACCCGTAAATTCGCGAACGCGAACGCTGGCACGATCATGCGCACGTTCATGGATGAGAATTGGAATCGTGGCGGCGTGAAAGTCGATTGCAGCCGGTTCACTTCTGGTGCCGATTCCGCTGGCAAACAGTGGGGTTATATGCTGCCGAGCATATATTACGATCTTGGCATTTCCATACAGGACGTGTTGGATTCGCTGGTGAACAACGGCTTATGCGATTGGCGTACCGATGCCCGGCAACTGCTGTTATGGAACGCCGATAGCGTCGCCGTCTGCCGTGACTTGTCCAAATCGTGTGTGGTGACGCTTGCTCAGGATGTGTCGGAGGCTCCCGATGACGAGAGTATCGACGGGTTGGCTTCCTCGATCCTTGTACGTGGCGACAATATTAATTTCCGCCAGGATAATCCGAACGCCCCGAAGCCTTGGGGCGGTTGGGAATTGTATTCAAGCCAACAGGGCGTGAACAAGAAGGAGACCGCCGAACATCTCATCAAACCGACGTTGGCTAACGCGGCTAGGGTTCGCGGACAGTACACGCGATCCGTGAACGTGGTTGAAGCGTCTTGTCTGCCGCTCATCGATTACACGATAGGCGATTGGATTACCGCGCCTACAGTGGCGAACCGTGAGAAGGTCCGTGTCCAACAGGTCACGTTGCAATACGATTCGCAGGGTTTCAAGGCTTCGCTGATTCTGAACGACAAGAATTATGATTCCTCGGTTCGTTTGACGAAGCGTATGAACGGTATTACCGGTGGCGCTCATCTTGGTGGGGCGTCCGGTGCGATTCCGGCTCCTGAAAAGGACCATCGCGTGCCGAAGGCTCCGCAGAATCTGTCGGCCAATTCCGACGCTTATATCAATGTGAACGGGTATGCGCGTGGCATGGTTACGGTCCGTTGGGATGATGTGACGTTGGCGACTGATGGCACCGCCATGGACATCACGTCGTATGCGGTCGAATATCGTGTGAACAAGACTGGGCATGAGTGGCATTCCGCTGGCACGACCACTGAGCATACGTTGTCTTGGTCGAATCTGGATTGCGGTGTTCAGATTCTTATCAGAGTGCGTGCCGTTCCATCGTATTCCGACCAGATGGGCGAATGGTCCAGCGTGTTCGCGTTGACTGTCGCCAAGGACACGACACCGCCTCCGGTTCCATCCAAGCCGATCCTTTCTTCCGAGTTGGGCGTGGTTTCGGTTGCTTGGGATGGGAAAACCGCTGATGGTGGTTCCATGCCTATTGATTGGGATAGGAATATTCTCGGCGAACGTTTGGCTGATGGTGTTTTCAGGGAGATTGCGGCCGTCGCGACCGGTATCGGCGATTATGTGATTACTGGTTTGACGGCTGGCTCTTCGCACACATACGCTTTCCGTGCTGTGAATCATGCGGGCAACCGTTCCGACTGGTCGGCAGTCGCCACTGTCACCGTGGCGTCGGCGGTCTCGCCTGAAGAAGTCAAGCAGATCCGGAAGGATTTGGCTGACAACAAGACGGCGTTGAAGGATAATACGGCCAAGCTCGATCAGGCGCAGAAGGATATTCAGGCGAATAAGACTGGTCTTGATGCGGCGAATCAGACGCTTACGCAGGCGCAGGCCGATCTGTCTCAGGCGCGGAAGGACATCGCGCAGACCAAAAGCGATCTGACCACGGCGAACGGCGAGATCAGCAAGGCGAAGGAGTCGGCGGCGCAGGCGTATGCCGAGGCCCACAGCAAGAACCATACTTTCCGTGGCCCTGATGAACCGAAGGACAATCTCATCATCGGCGACCTGTGGCTTAAGACGCAGAAGTATTGGACAAGGTGGAAAGGCGAGAAGAATAATTCGCCGTCCATGCTCGCGGACTTCTACACGTACTGGACCGGCGCGCCGAACGCTTCGCCTAGCGTTTTGGTGCCGCTTGCTGACCGCGTGATCGACACGCTCGTTTGGGACGGAGCCACGTGGAACCATCTCGGCTATGCCGATGTCGAGAAGAACGCGGACGAAATTTCCAAGGCGAAGTCGGATATCGCGGACAATGCGGCGAAGACCACCGACGCCAAGAAGGCTGCTGAGAATGCCGCTGCCGCAGCGAAAAACGCGCAGGGCACGGCAGACAGTGCGAAGAGCGCTGCGGGCACCGCGCAGTCCACCGCCGACGTGGCGAACGCTGCCGCGAAGAGCGCGACGACAACTGCAGGTCAGGCCAAGGATGCGGCCAACGCGGCAAACGCCGCCGCCGAAAGCGCGAAGAAGACCGCTGGCAATGCCGAGACTTTGGCGAACACGGCCAATGCTTCGGCCAATGCGGCCAAGTCCGACGCGGCTTCCGCCAAGTCGGACGCTTCCACCGCGAAGACCGATGCGGCCAATGCGAAGGCCACCGCTTCGAACGCTTCGAGCGTGGCGACGCAGGCGAAGGCCACCGCAGACAGTGCGGCCCAGTCCGCCACGGACGCGGCCAACGCTGCGCAGAAGGCGAATACGGCGGCTGCGGCGGCGGCTGGCGTGGCTAACGGCAAGGCCGACGTGCTCATCCAGAGCACGGCACCGGCCACGTCGATGCGCAAGGCTTCGACCTTGTGGATTGACACGACTGGAGGCGCGAACACGCCGAAGCGTTGGAATGGCAGTGCTTGGGTGGCTGTGACCGACAAGGCCGCTACTGACGCCGCGAATGCGGCTGTCAAGGCGAATGATGCGGCCAAGACCGCTCAATCCACCGCTGACAAGGCGCAGACGGCTGCGGCCAATGCGGCTTCTCAGGCTAATCAGGCTCAGGCGGCGGCGCAGAAGGCACAGACCACTGCGGACGGCAAGAATCTCATCTACCGTGGCCCCGACGAGCCGTCCCATGACGGGCTCAAACCAGGTGACATGTGGTGGCGCACCCAGAAGTATTGGACAAGGTGGAAAGGCGAGAAGAATAATTCGCCGTCCATGCTCGCGGACTTCTACACGTACTGGACCGGCGCGCCGAACGCCAGCCCGTCCGTGCTGGTGCCGCTCACAGACCGCGTTATCGAAGTCCTGACGTGGGATGGCACGCGCTTCGAACCTTTTGACCTCGTGGCGAACAACATCCTCGCGTCTGGAACCGTGGCCGCGAAGCATCTCGCCGCCGACTCAGTGACCGCCGAGAAGGTCAAGGCCAATGCCATCACAGTGGACAAGCTCGCCGCGAACTCCGTCACGACGGAGAAATTGGTAGCTGATGCGGTGACCGCCGCGAAACTCGCCGCCAACTCGGTGCAGGCTCGGAACATCGTCGCACTGGCCATCACGTCCGACAAGATTGCCGCGAACAGCGTCACCACCGCGAAGCTCAAGGTCACGGAAGATATGACCGTGGCCTTGCTCAACGTCCACAAGATTCAGGCCGGGGAGATTGCGGCTAATGCCGTGACCACTGCTGCCTTGGCGGCTGGTGTCGTGAATGCCGACAAATTGGCTGCTAATTCGGTCAATGCGTCCAAGATTGTGACCGGTGCCATAACCGCCGACAAGCTCGCGGCAAACAGTGTGACGGCCGTCAAGATCGCGGCGGGCACCATCACGTCCGACAAGGTGGCCGCAGGCCAATTCCGAGGCTACGTGTTCACGGGCGCCGTCTTCCAAAGCTCCGATGCGGCGAACACCGGCATGAAGCTCAATTCGACCGCATTGCAAATGTGGGATTCCAACCATAATCGAACCGTCTATCTGGACGGCGAGGGCAAAAATAATGTGCTGACCGGCACGTTCCAAACCCGTATGAGCGGGCATCGCGTGCGCATCAGCCCCGACTACCAGTCGTACATCATCGGAGGTTCGGAGACGTTCGTTGGTGACGGATTGGAATTCCCCGCATACAACGGTTCCACCGCCTACTACAGTCATCCGGCCATCGCATCGGTCATCCAGTCGAATCAGGTCGGCTCGATGGGCGAACTGGACTTGTGGAGCGGAC